CCAGGTTGCAGTTTTTACACTCCGTAAATGCGCCCACATAATTGTGGGCGCAATATAACATTTCCGTAAGATCGTCGCCGGCCACTCCCTGCCGGCAATCCTCGTAATATCGGCCACAACCACAATCACATTTTATACCGTGTTTTTGTTTAATCTCGTTCATTTTAATCTCCTTTGCCCTTACGGGCCGTGGTGCCCATTGCGCGTTATGCGCGGTGGGCTGTAATCCCCTCTAATCGGGTCAATGCCGGATACAAGGCCCCCGGCGTGGCGCGGTTGGTGGTTATTTGCTGTGGTCCCCCGTAATCCGGTCAACTTTTAGTATAGTGGTCCCGACCAGCGCACTAGCCGGAGGATAACTGTATATATCCACCGTTATTCCTTTATCCAGCGCACTAGCCGCCGGAGGATAACCATATATATCACCAGGGTCCCTCGTAATTTTCTTACTCGTAATTTTCTTACTATTTTCGTATTGATTGTTATTCTCTCTCATGGTTTCAACTCCTCTTTTTAAAGGTTATTAGTGTGGTCTGACATGCTATTACAGGTAAGCAATAGCCGTGCCAACAAGACAAAATAAAACAAAATAACTTTAAATAACTAACTAACTACGTGATATATATAAGAATAAAAATTAATTAATTAATATAATACAGAATAAAAATTAATTAATATAACACAAATAGTTGACATAATACGACTGACGCATCAAATAGTGTAGATTTGACAACAAATAATGTTGCTATAATACAACGTTTTGTAGCTATTATTATCAAACAATAAAAAAAAGAAAACAATAAAAAAAAAGAAAACAACCCGTAAAAAACGACTGTAAAAAAGCACGGATAATAATAAAAAATGCATATCATCATTTAATGTTGTAATGATGATCATCACTAATTGTAGTTTTTGTTTTGTCTTGTTTAGAAAGTTGTCATAATAAAAATATGTTTTGATATTGTGATTAGTGTATTAGAAAGTTGTCATAATAAAAATATGTTTTGATATTGTGATTAGTGTAAATGTATATGACACATTATGCCTGACGCATGCATGGGCCCAAACGTATGTTGTATATGATTTTATATGTCAAGTACTATGATCAGTGAGTCTGACAAGCTTGTATGCGATGATTAGATGATTAATAAGTGATATATGACATAATTATATTGTATTATATCAATATATTAGCATTTAGTTGACATAATAACCATTATCAGACCCCCCCCTCAATCTATCTGTAAAATGAACTTTGTTTTTTCCGTACTGAGCCTCGACCACAAAATATTTCGTGTTATTTTCACACTTTAGACCTCCACCCCAAAAAACTTTATCTCCCATCCCTTTGTTATCATTCATTTATTCTATTAATGTTAAATAAGACTTGACCCACTCGTCCACGGTTGTTATAAATATGAAGCATGTGTATAGAACGTATGAAAGATCGTCCCTCTAGGACGATTTCAACCATTAATGGAATACTAATAAAAGATCGTCCCTCTAGGACGATTTCAACCATTAATGGAATACTAATAAAAGGAGGCTAGTATGAAACCAACATTGATAATATTAGTTGTTCTTATTTTGATAACTGGTTGTGTGGTTGAAAAGGTTTCTTGTCCAAAAGAAAAAGCGTATTTTTTAGGACCAGACGGACGGATTGTGGTTATGGAAAAGGGTTTTTTTGATAAAAAGGAAGGTCGGTGGATAACCGAAAAAGAGTTTAATCTATTTATGGAAAACTATCAAAAGCAAGGTGGGAATATAGCAATATTGTCTAACTGATTGAAAGGAGCTAAGAAAATGACTGAAGAGCAATGTCCCTCTTTTGGGAACCAAGAGTTAGAGGATGGACAATGTGTGAAATGTTTTAATGATTCAGAAAAGAAGAAGTTGTTTTTTAGTTGCAACATGGAAACCATCCGAGCGGCGAAGGCTCCGCCACCCGCTAATGATCAGGAACTGCCTTTCAGATATAATAAGGAACTTGGAAGATTGCGGGTGTTTAAAGGAACCGATCACACGAAGACGAAACAAATAGTGTCATGGGAAATGGTTAAGCCATGTAGAGGGGAACGTTGTGGAGCATATGACATTTGCGACTATTCGGCCCGGACTCAAGGCGGATCGAAATGCACAGTGGAAAAAATGTACTTAAAGGCGGTGTCAGGAACTATCTATCGAAACTATAACACCGTTTTGGATGAACCAACATTGATGCGGGTTGGACTTCATTTGATGCCAATCTATCAAAATTTATGTCGGTTGTTGATTACAGAACTTGGCCTCATAAATATGATTGAAGAGGATAGCAAAGGAAAGTCATCGATTTCTCCAGTTTATAAGGAAATAAGGGAACACATAAAATTGTTGGAACAGACTTGGCGGTCTTTAGGACTGACTGAATATTACATTGAGACAGATAAAGGAATGCCTGCGTTCAATACACCGCCTCAACCAGGAGTACAGCTTCTTGATCCTGAGAAGGAACTGGTTGTTGTTGGTAAAAAGAAACCAATTATAAGGGGGGGAGGATAATACTAATGATGATTGTTAAACGAAAGGTTGTACCTCGTGCCCGCAAAGCAATGAAGGCGGATAAAGGTCGAGGCACAATCGCCAACAGAGATATTGATGTCCTTGAATATAGGAATGGCGCTGAAGGTATGATTAAATGGGTGGAGGATAGATGTTGGGGAGAGATCGTTCCCATAAACACTGATTTTGAAGCAATCGGGGATATTAAAACCTGGGTTCCCATGTCGGAACTGCCTGGCACTCCGCACCCGGAAACTGGAAGAAGTTATAAGTATCTATGGGAAGAGCAGAAAAAGATTCTACGCAAAGCATTGGTTATGGAGAACGGTCGATTTAAATACACTCTTATTATATTATGTTGGATGCGAGGTGAAGGTAAATCATTTTTAACTTGTTTGATTCAGTTATGGAAATTCTTTTGTTGGCCTCGTCAACAGATCATGTTAGGAGCAAACTCGAAAGAACAGACCAAGTTTATCCACTTTGATATTATGAGAGACATTATAAGGCACTCTCCTGATTTGATTTCTCAGATTGGTGAAAAAAACATACAAGAAAAAGAGATTCGGTTTACAAATGAGAAAGGTCATGTTGATTCTATTATCAGATCAATTTCATCTTTCACTGGTATTTTATCTAATATCAACGGTTATACATTATCAGAAATAAGAGACATGAAAAATCCCAAGTTTTTTGTGCAGATCGATGGATCGATTAGAAATGTTCCCAATGCCCTGGGTGTTATTGATTCAACGGTCTCGGAAAAAATGCACGTTTTGTATCAACTTTATCTTGCATTTATTGATAAGAAGGTAAAGACTTTGTACTATTCCTACCGCCACAGCGTTACTGGAGACGTTGACGACTATTGGCATCCTAATATGACCACGGATCAGCTTAATGATTATCGTGTAAAGTTTCCTTTTGGAGAATTTGAGCGTTATTTTTTAAATTTGTGGTCAGCGGGCACAACACGCATATTTACAGAGGAAATGATCGAGGCGATGTCATTTTTTGGTATAGATGATGGTATTTTGAACAATGAATTCATTTTTAAAGAACTTGACAAGAAAAACACGCTTATATCCGCTCGAAACGACTTAATTGAAAAAGGAATACCTTTAGACGTTGACCAAATGAATGAGGAAGTGGTTAGAATTTATTCAAGGATGCGGAAAGTCGATGAAATCTATTGCCTGTCGGATGAGTTTGGAACTTCAAAAATGGCGACAATGGACTCGCTCAGCAAATTAGAAGACATGTTCGACTCTCATTTTGCTTTATTAGCTTCAATTGATAGAGGCGACCCCACTGCCGTCAGAGGAAAAGCAAGGACAATTGTTGGAGTTGTGGCGAAAGGTCTTCCTGGGAGTAGGAGTGCTCCTTACATGGCAACTATGTTGGAAGCTGCTCCTCGTTATCTTTATTTGATGCTCATGCTTGCTGATGTTAGAAACCACTCTCTTGACACTATTAAAGAGGTGTTGGGGTTGTGTGATCAAGAATTTGATGGTTTAGATGTGTTATGCAGTGAGCGTTATGGTACTTGGGACATGGAACCGTGGTGTGAAGAGCGCCAAATAAAATTTGAAACCATCTATCCAAATTATGGAAGACAGAATGAAGCGTTTACAGAATTATACAACATTATCAAAGGAGGACTTTTTAAAACTCCTGAGATTACGATTCACGGTTCAAAAAAAGAAAATATACTTGTTGAAGAACTAACGGTGTTTGATCATGATTTGGATAAAAAATGGTTTGGTTCTCCAGAGAAAATGGAGAAGCACGGTATCCAAGATGATTCTGTTTATGTTCTTGGTTGGAGTATTTATGGTGGAAGAGAATTAACTGTTGATGATTTTCGGTTAAGAAAGTCAATGGCTTCTTTTGGTTTCTTTTATGGTAATAAAGATGTTTTGGGAAATTACAAATAATACTTGACCCACTTTTATAAATATTATATATAGGTGTAAAAGAATAGGAGATTAAAAAATGGACACAGAACAAATCAGCCAATATATACAGGATATTCCCGATGAAGTTTTGTCCCGCATACAGTTTACGATGCCTTCTTGGCAATATAATGCGGCGGATAATGTTAGAGAAGGAGCTAAAGATTCAGATGGTTTTCCAATACTTATAGGTCCCAACAAAGAAGATGCTCGGCTTACAAGAGAAGTTTTACAAAAAGAATGTTGGTCTAAATTCAATTCAAACCCACAGGTAAATACTTCAGTTAGAGGAACAGTGGGTCGTTTGACCGGTTGGGGATATGAAACCACTTCAGGAATAGAAAAGATTCAAGATGTTATTGAAGAGATTGAACTTGATGCGAGAAATAGACTTTATTCGTATTGGTCTAAGTATGTGGGTAGAGCTTTGGTAGAAGGAGAACTCTTTTTATGTTTAACTGTTCATTTAGATGGATTCATTGAAGTGGATTTTATTGATCCTGTTTTAATTTCCCATCAAGGAAAAGATGATACGGGTATTATATATCATCCCACAAAAACGAACTTCCCTTTATTTTATAATGTAAATGATGATAGGGGAGTTTTTAAACTCCAAATTCCAAGTATTAACATAGCCCGTTTTCCCGAACTTGTTTCTTTGCCTGCTACTGGTAAGGGATATGATAATCCAAGCGATTATATGTCCTATGATAGAGCGAAACAACAGGATTCAAGGAGCCGTAAAAAGAAATACAGTGTGTTTGGTGGTTATTATAGATTCATTATTTCATGGGACCGTAGTTTTATTACTCGTAGAACTATTGGTTATTTACGCACTGTTTTAGAATGGCTTAATCATTATGAGAATTTGAAGAAATATGAAATTGACCATAAAAAATCGTCAGGATCATATTTATGGGTATTTTCATTTGAGAACCCGAGAGACTTTAAAATGTGGTTATCTCTTACGGATGAAGAAAGAGCCAAAACAGGACCCATGCAGAAGAAAACTCCTGGTGGTTCACTTGTACTTCCTCCCGGAATGAAGTGTGAAGCCGTGTCCCCTAAACTCCCTTCTATAAAAGATGAAGACACTGATATTATGCAGATGGTTACTTCCGGTTTAAATGAAGCGGCAGATGTCACTACTGGAACAGCCAAAGGCACATTCGCTTCAGTTAAAGCGTCAAGAGGACCTATGTCTGATAGAACATCGGATGAAGTCTCTAATTTTGATACTTTTCAAAAATACGACTTTTGGGGAAGCATATTTTTCTTGAAAAGCAAAATCAGTAATTTTCCTTCCCGTTTTACTGTGGAAGAAGCTTATGCATTTGATAATAATGGAGAGGCTTTGTTTAAAAATAAGCAAAAAAGACCCGAACAACTTATAGATATTTCTTATCCCATCTCAGAGACGGCAAACTTTGAAGGAAGAGCAAAAGGCTTGCTCGGAGTAAAACATGGGCCTGTTACCGAGTCAATTGGAATTCCCGCTTCTGAAGTTGCAAAGCGGATGGGATTGGGAGGTTGGCCACGTGGCAGACTTAGGAAAGCCACTGAGGATAAGCGTTATCCCGAATTAGTTTATAATATTGATGCTGAGTCTTTGCAAGAGACGGTTGAGGGAGAAACTAAAACGAAAGTTAAAAAACCTGTAAAAACAAAAAAAGTAAAATAATGCTTGACCTACTTTTTTTAACCTGATATAAGAGAATAATTAATAAAGGGTTCTCCAGGGCGGGCACGTTTTGGAGGAGCAAATATAAAAAAGGCATCATGGTGCCATGACACCACAGATGCCTTTTTTATTGCCCTAAAACCCTTAAGGAGTATTTTAAAATGCCTTGGACCGTCGCTGATGTTGATAAGCATAAAAAAGGATTAACATCCACACAAAAGAAAAAATGGGTAAGTGTGGCCAATTCAATATTAAAAGATTGTCAATCTAAAAAAGGAAAAGACTGTGAAGGAAAAGCGATAAGAATCGCCAATTCTAAATTTTCAGAGGAGATAATCATGGAAAAGAAAACATTAAAGATACCTGTAGGAGCCCTGCGCTTTGAATCTCCAGAAAGCCATGCTCATTGTGAGTTTATTGACGGTGAAGAGAAAACTCCCCAAATGAATATGGTAATATATAGTGGTAAGATAATTAGTGACCATTATTATTGGGATGACCTTGCTATTGATTTGAGTGGTATGGTTTTCAATAAATCTAAATATCCCATCCTTGAATCTCATGATACTAGTAAAAAGATTGCCTTTACCGGTAAACCCATTGTTACCCCCGAAAATACTTTAACGATTAATCCTAAAAAAACGTTCTTTGTTGATACTAAAGAAAGCAAAGAATTTCAAAATTTATCTAAAGATGGTTTCCCTTATGAGTCTAGTGTATATGTGACTCCATTATCGATTGAGAGACTTGATAAAGGTGTTTCAACTGAAGTTAATGGTTTCACAATGAAGGGACCGTGCACAATATTCCGTAAGAGTCGTTTTAATGAAGCGTCTGTTTGTGTTTTTGGTTATGACAGATATACTCAGGCTTCCGCTTTTGCTAAAGAGGAAGTGGATATAGAACTTGAAGAAGAGCGTCTTTCTCTTGTTCAAGATAATATTAACAATAAAAATGGAAAGGAGGTGAAAGAGGTGCCGATAGAAAACATTACCCAGCTTACAGAGGAATATCCCGAGTTAGTCGCTCAAATTCAGGCTGCCATAAAGACTGAATTGGAGTCTGCTTTTGCCACTGAAAGAACAGCTTTACAAGCTCAGATTACATCAAAAGATGAAATCATCTCTGGGCAAAATGATCGTGTTCTTAAATTGGAGAAAAGTGAAACTATCCGAACCGAGCGAGAATTAAAGGCTTTGGCGAATTCCATCTGGACAGCTAAATTGGCAGAGAGTGACGTTCCCGTGCATTTGTATGATAAAGTGCAAAATCAAATTCCCTATTCTAAATTTGTCAAAGATACCGTTCTGGATAAAGTAGCTTTCAGTGCGGCTATTGATGTTGAAATTAAGGATTGGGTTGATAAGGGAGTCGTTGTATCTTCAGTAATGGGAATTGGCGGTTCCACGGATACGGATGCCATTTCCGCCACGGCTTTGGAGCAAAAAAAGACCGAGGAAAATAACCAAAAAATTGCTGAAAACTTATTGTCCCATATTGGACAAAAACCACCGGAGAAAAAGAAAGAAGCGTAACCGATTTTGTTTTTATTTTACTTGAAAAGGATTTTTATTTTATTTGAAAAGGAGGTGAAGAAATATGTCACAACCACAACCGTATGACATACCAGCCGTGAGTTATGGACAACAGTGGGATTATAGGAAACTGTATTATTCCAACCATTTGGCGGCGTTGAGTGTTCCTGTAACTCTTCAAAGTGGGTATGGTCTTATTAGAGCGGGCACGACACTTTCTAAAAATTTGTCTGCCCTCACCACAGGAGGTAAGGATTTGTTACTTCCTTACAATCCCACCGTTTTTCCTGCTAATGTTCAGGATGCAGGAAGAGCTTACCTTGTAACCAGTTCTGGAGCGGCGGCAAATACTCTTTATGTTACTATTCCTGACAGTTATAAATTCCAAGTAGGTGACGATGTTATCATTAATGATAATACAACCGCCGCTGAAAACTTGGGAGCAGTAACAGCTATCGACAGAACCACCGATCCCTCACGGGCGGCAATTTCAGTAACAACTGTCGTGGGTGCTACGAGCTTTACGACTGCCCGGAGAGCTTATTTAGCCATAGAGGCTGGAAATTCTTCTAACAATTATTCCGATGCCGTGGGTATTTTGGAAAAGACTGTTAACACGGGATTCGGCGAAGGCTCGAAAGGTGCTGTTTCAACATTGATTTTAGGAAATTGTGTTCT